AGTGGATTTGTTCCGTAACCAGCAAATAAAGCTTCGGCTGCCAATCTAAGTTGTTTGACAAGCCCCATAACTTTAGATTTCAATACTGCTACATCTTTGTCTAGTCCAGCACATATATCACAATTATGTACTCTGTTATTGGCTGCAGCACCTTGTGATGTGTTCGAAACTACACTTCTAGCAATTGGTGGTACAGTAGGTTGACCAACAGTTTCAATCACTACACCCGCAGGTGGTTTTGGTGCAGCCTTTATTTGTTCTGGTGTACGTGGGTCTTTAAAACCAGCATCACCGCCAGGTGCTGCCTTGAGTCCTGGTATAACACCTGTCATAACAGGAGCCTGTGCCGATACACCATCAAAGAAATAACCTGTTACAAATTCACCTTCTTTTGGTGGTGCAAATGATTGTGAAGAATTTACCGGTAATATTGCTTGAGCCCATGGTAAATCGGCCGTAGGTAAAAGTTTCTTATTGTCTGTATGATGACCAAAGATACGCACACGACACCGACCCATTTTTAAAGGATCCATTCGGTCTTCTACGACACCAACCCACCAATTAAAACCATCTTTACCTATGAAATTATGCATTTACTGCTTCTTTCCATTCTGTCGTATTATTATTAATTTGTGGTAATACAGTTGGTGTACTGTCTTTACAGATTTCAATTACAGTCTGATAAGCACCCTGTTGTATAATATGTCTTACTGCTGTCACTAGATATTTACCAGAATATAATTTATCTTTTTCTCTTTCTTTTCCTGGACTTAATGTCAACAAATCAAATTGTATAGTTCTACCAGCAGTTAGACCTGGGTCTCCAGGTATCGTTGCTTTGATTGTTGTAAAATTGGCCAGAGATATTTGTGCCGTACGATTTGGAACATAATTTTCTAAAAATATGTCTTGTGCTACACCACCTTCAGCACTTTTGATGTATGGAACATTTCTTTGGCCAGCATTACCAATAGCAACTTTCAACACACCATCATAAGCTTCATTTTCTTTTATACCTAATCTATTTTTCATAGTATCTTGTACACCACCTTTATTCAAAGTTGTGGATTGATTTTTATATTTGTCGTAATTGAATGTTGTTGTTCTAACTGTTCTGGTCAATGGGTCAATAGATATTAATTTATTGGCAATCGTACCAGAACTTATTTCATTCAATGTATCAAACGGTTTAGTTATCTCATAATTTAAAATTGCAATCGATTTATCCTGAAAACTTTGTCTTTTGTTATCTATGTTCTTTGCTTCGTATTTGTATGTTGCATATACTGGGTCACTAAACATGGATTGTATTGACCTAAAATTGAAACCATCTTTTGTTTCAAAGAATAACATATCAGCACCAGTAAATTTATATGGTCGACCATAAATTGAAACCCAACTAATTGTTTCTAATGGCTTTAGATTTGGTACAACAAAATCGTATACACCAGTTGTCTGTTCTATTCTGTAAATTCTTTTAGATTTGACTTTTAAACTATTCAATAAAACATCTTTAACAATATTTGATACATAATTACCTTTATAGGATTTAGATATCTTTGTTTGTTCGGACAATAACAATTCTTCGGAACAAAAATATAATGTATACATTTCACTATTTTGATTGCCACTAGGTTTTCTTGTACTGGACTTATAAATTCTAAAAATTTGGTCGGTACTATTTTTACCATCTTTAACTTTACCAAAATTTACTTCAATGAATTCATTACCAGTTATTCTCATCAATTCAATAAAACCTTGGCCATCAAGTAACGTAATATATCCAGATGTTACAAAATTATAAATGTCTTCATAATAAGATAGTTCGACCATTAATTTTTTGAGTTCAATTCTTTGTCCACTTGATGTCAAAAAGTTTAACGTCTTTAATGAGAAATCCTGTGGATAAAAAACACCAGGCGATTCAATAGTATTGAAATTTTTATCTGCCATAATTAAACACTCATTAGTTTCTGATATTCGGTTTCAATTTGATTAACATATATCGAGTTAAGTAATTTGATATTTCTTTTTGATTCATTCAAATTCAATTCATAATCATATAATGATACCGCATTTGTTTCGACAGTCACCACAACATCACCTGCAGGTAAGTTGTAAGTTTCAGTTGTTGATGTTGGTAAAGAATTATAAACATCTTCGGTTATTTGTATTTTCTTTACTGTTGTTGTCATAGTATCGGTATCATATTGTGTAATAATTTTCTCATAATGATGTATGATGGCCGCCGTTTCAACATTAGGATACTTATTTTGTAAATATTTCTCAAATACTCGGTTATTCATTGGCCAATCCCATTGTGGATCCAACAATTCATTTGACAACATAACAATCCAATAACGATAAGAATCACCGTAATATTTGTGTGCAACTATCTCTGGCGTATCACCTTCTTGTATGTCATATTGATAATAGTTTAATGGATTCTTTAATAATTGTGGAACTATAGAAACCCTTGACATAAGATTGGTAACAATTTTAGATATACCAACATGGTCTGTATGTATTACTTTGGGTAATGTATCAAAGTATTGCATTTTTAATATCCCTGGTTAATTCTTGTCTTATCGATAAGTTCAATTTCTTTAAATCCTATGGTCATAGTTGTTTGTACCGGTGCACCATCATCATGTGCGGCCCAACCATTTGGCGAGTAATTAACATCGATACTTGTTATAACACTCTCAGCAACTCTGGTTATATTATCATTTCTTTTACCATTAAATAAAAATTCAACATCCAATGTCGATGGTGGAATAAAAAACATACCAGTAGATGAAATTTGTGGTGCTGCAGCTGTTCTAAATGCTTTGATGATTTTTTTGACCGTTTCTGCTTCTTGTTTGGTGTATGGTGTGAAAGTAAAAGCCATTTGGTAAGGCCTAAAATCGATACCATCAAATAATACCTGTTCATTTGGATTAATAGCAAGGCCTTGTGAACTTAGTAATAATTTTGCTGTCTCGGAACCAGCAAATGAAGTTCCAGCTGAAAGAAGTCTACCATACTTATTTAATGGACTTGCATCGATACCTTTTGCATTAGTGCCTCCACCAGCATCAGATAAAGCTTTTCCTGCAACACCAGAAACTTCTTTAATCACATTTGCCAAACTAAGATTACCATAAGACACAGCATAAGGAAAATCTACAGTATCTGGAATATATAATGATATTGTAGTTGCACTTTTCTTTTTTCTAGATTGCAGTCTCATATTGATAGTTTCAGCACTCTTTTTAAAACTTTCGACAGCATCAAGTGCTTTTTGAACGTTATCAGTAATAATATTAGATTCTGGTGTAAATTTATCGGCTTTTTCATTTATATAATGTATTGGATCAACTTCATTTACAGAGAATTGTACGACATGACCCTTAGTGGCAGAACCTAAATCACTTGGATATTGTAGAAAATCTTTTTTGTATTTACTACCAAATAATGCGCCTAGTGGTCCTTTGACTAAGGCACCAGGTATATTTACACCACCGACAGAAGATGGAATTGAAATTATGGCCATTGGAAATCTCTTATTAATTAATTATACATATATTTATGGCATATTCCGGACTATTCAGACCTAAAAATCCTCAAAAATATGTTGGCGACCCCAACAATATAGTTTATCGTTCTTCATGGGAATGTAGAGTGATGGACTGGCTCGACCGAAATAAAGATATCATATCTTGGGCTTCAGAAGAATTAATCGTACCTTATGTATCTCCGATTGACAACCGTGTACACAGATATTTTCCAGATTTTCTGGTCAAACTTCGTAATAAAGAAGGTAAGTTAAAAACTTTGATGATTGAAGTCAAACCAAAGAAACAAACTCAACCGCCAGCACAACAAAGACGAGTAACTAAACAATACATTACTGAAGTTACAACTTGGGGTGTCAATCAAGCTAAATGGAAAGCCGCAAATGAGTATTGCCTTGACCGTGGTTGGGAGTTCAAAATTATGACTGAAGAACATCTAGGACTCTAACATAAATAATCTTATGGAATCAAAACTTACAGAACTAGCAAAACAACGTTCAACTGCTGAATTGCAGATGATGTCAAAAGAATCTTTGAAGTGGTTAGCTTCAAGGATTTCTGAGATTAAAAATCCTGGTGTTATACCAAGAGGTATCAGTAAAGAAACGTATAGAAATACCACTCGATTTAAATTGGGTGGTCTTTATTGTTTCTACTATGACCCTAAAGGTAAAGAAACATTGGATTATTATGACCGTTTTCCGATGGTACTGACATTGGAAAGGTACAATGACGGGTTTTTAGGACTAAACCTTCATTACCTACCATTTCAGTATAGAGTGGCATTCTTAGGTAAGTTATTGAAATTCGCAGTCATGGACGATGCCGGTGAAATTCAAAGGTTACGTGTCACCTATGACATTTTGACCGCCTCCAAGCGTCTTAAAGAGTTTCGGCCATGTCTAAAAAGATATTTAACAAGTCACATACAGTCTAAGATACTTACCATCCAACCTAATGAGTGGGATATTGCTGCTTTATTGCCACTCCAGCAGTTTAGAAAGGCAAAGGCACAAAAGGTGTGGCAAGAGTCATTAGAAGAAATAAGGAAACACTAAATGGCCGGTAACATTAACGACTTTAAGGCAAGTTTTACCAAAGATGTAGCACGAACCAACAGGTTTGATGTGGAAATTCCTGTGCCACTTACACTTATTCCCTATGTGTCTTCAGCAAGAAGTTTGAGATATCGTTGTGAGACCGCTCAATTTCCAGGTAGAACATTTGCTACGACAGAACAGAAGACCTATGGACCAATTGAAAAGTATCCTTATCTAAACACATATAATGATTTAGACCTGACTTTTATCGTTGATGATGATATGAGTCAGAAAGTCTTTTTTGATGCATGGATGAGTTATATCAATCCTTTGTATAATAACAATTACAGATACAAAGGTGATTATGCCACAACTATCGTGGTGAATCAATATAATGTTTCTGGTGAAAAGACATATTCAATCAATGTAGTTGAAGCTTATCCTATTTCCATGAATCAATTAGATTTAAACTGGAATGATGAGGGTTATCATAAGCTTTCAGTAACATTTGCTTATACATACTGGCAAAACAATTCACTACAAGCACTTGGAATGGAACTGGTCGATGCAGGTATCAATGCTGTTGCCGATGCTTTGGGTGGTTTAGATGGCGGGTCATCAGGTATTGTTGACCAAACGAAGAATAATATAATTGGACGATGATAATATTAAGGAGTTATTATGGCTTTACCAAAACTTGATGTGCCAACATATGAAATTGTGTTGCCTATCTCAAAAAAGAAAATAAAATTTAGACCGTTTCTTGTCAAAGAACAAAGAAACTTATTGATGGCAATTGAATCGACTGATTCTTCTACTGTACACCAATGTATCTTTGATATATTAAATAACTGTACAATAACAGAAGATGTAAATGTCAACAAATTACCAGTTACAGATATTGAATATTACTTTATCAATCTTAGAGCCAAATCGGTTGGTGAGATTGTAGAATCACGTTATCGTTGCAACAATTTCGTTGAAGATAAAGAATGTGGTAATATTATGGAGAAGAATATTGATTTGACTAAAATTGAAGTCAAGATGCCAGAAAATATCAATCCTGAAATACAACTCACCGATAAGATTTCAATCAAACTAAAATATCCAGAATTTGGAATAGTTAAAGATTCATTAAATATAGAAGATGTTAATGACTTGACCTTTAATATGATTTCACAATCTATCGAATACATTTATGATGGTGACCAATTCTACTACGCACATGAGGCACAACCAGGCGAAATGTTGGCATTTGTGGAAGATATGAACCAAGAACAATTTGAAAAGGTAGAAAAGTTCTTTCAGAATTTACCTAAGTTAAAAGATAAAATTGAACTAACCTGTAGTAAGTGTGGTTTCCATCACACGATTGAGGTGGAAGGTTTAGAAAATTTTTTCGTTTAATATTTCGGCATGACAATTTGAAAAACTATTATAAGACTAACTTTAGTCTTATGCAGCATCATAAGTACAGCTTGACAGAACTTGAGAACATGATGCCTTGGGAAAGAGATATTTACATATCTTTGTTGATTTCGTATATTGAAGAAGAAAATCAGAAGATAAAAGAAAGACAAAGAAGATAGTAAATGGAAGAATCCAAGAAACCAGAAAAAAAGATATCACCCTTAACGACAGATAGCGTTAAGGGTATTTCTCGCATTGGTACAACATCTGCTGGTGGTGGAGATATGTCCACGATGGATGAAGTTCTTGGTCAAATCTTTGTTGTGTTAAAAAAAATAGACACATTTGATAAGTTACAAAACAAAAAACAATTAATTGATGTACAGATAGGACATTTAGAAGAACTTGACAGAAACGAAAAACTGATTAAAGCTTTACGTGGTTTACCACAAAAACCAAAGGGTGAAGGTAAACGTAAACTATCACCGGAAGAAGAAAAACAAAGACAGCAAATAAAAGAAGAAAAGTCTAAACCACAACCTACTGCTCCATCTCCAACTAAACCTACTACTCAGCCTCCTACTAAAACAACTGGTCAACCACCAGCAACTACTCAA